AGATTATTATATTTTGGATATAGTTGCGGATGAATATAGAGCTAGTTTGCTAGAAGAAGAGTTTAAAAATAGAGGATTGCCCTTAAGCACTTGCAGAAGCGGACCAGTAACTCATGGGAAACTAGCGCCATTAATAGAGAGTATATTTGCAGAGGAGAAAATAGTATTTGGAGATAATCCAACAATGAGATGGTATATTAACAATACTTATCAAGAGCTAGATAGCAAAGGGAATGTAACCTATAAGAAAATAGAACCAAAAACGAGAAAAACAGATGGATTTTTTGCACTTCTTCATGCACTTACTAAAGATGGAGAATTGGAAGAAGCAACAGAGCCAGTATTTTTAAACACAATAACATTTTAGGAGGTGAAACATGGCCATAATAGATTTTTTAGATAGGGTATTTGGAGATAAAAGGGAAATAACCCTAAAAACATGCAGTGTAGGCTCAGATAGCAACATACATTATAAAGCCCTAATTACGGAGGCTAGTATCAATTTAATAGCCAAAACTATAGCAAGGGCAGAATTTCAAACTTTTGAGAAAGGTCAAGAAACAAAGAAACTAAACTATTACATGCTAAATGTAGAAGCTAATACAAATAAATCAGCTTTTTCTTTTTGGGAAGAAACGATAGAAAAGCTATTAAAAGAGGGGGAAGCCCTTATCTTACTACAGGATAATCAATTATACCTAGCAGATTCGTTTGAAAAAAGAGAATATGCTTTTAGGCCTAACCTCTATTCAAACATCATGATAGGGGATTATGAAGTAAATGAAGTGTGGGAAGAAAGCAAAGTTTTATATTTCAAGAATGACAATACAAAACTTAGAAATGCAATAAACGGAATATATCACGACTATACAAAACTGATAAATTCAAGTATTAAAGGCTATCAGAACTCTAAGGCGAGAAAAGGCAAACTAAAAATTCCTACCAACCTTCCTAAGACTCTACAGGAAGAAGGAAAACTCCAGGAACACATACAAGCAACAATGAAGGACTTTATGGATCCGTCAAAAGATGCAGTATATCCAGAGTCTAACGGATTTGAATACACAGAAATACAAGAAGCAAAAGGTAGTAAATCTAATGATAGTGGGAGAGAAACCAAGAATTTTATAGATGATATGTTTGACTTTATAGCAGTAGCCTTTGGAATACCGCCAAGCCTCCTAAAAGGCGATACAGTAGATACCAAAGATGCAGTAAACAACTTTATAACATTCTGCATTAACCCTCTAGCAAGGCTAATTACAGATGAAATAAACAGAAAGATGTATGGTTATAAATTATTTAAAGAAAGAACCTATGCAAAATTAGATACATCTAACATAAAGGCAGTAGATTTAAGGGATATAGCAAACAGCATAGATTTATTAAACAGAAATGGAGCATTAACTATTGATGATATATTGAGGATATTGGGCAAAGAACCGTTAGATGATGACGGCATTGGCTCCTTAAGGTTCATAACTAAGAATTACGAGGTATTAGATAAGGTTTTAGAAGATGGAAGTATTAGTAACGTGGGAGGTGATTAGATAGTGAATGATGGCAATATGATTATAAGTGATACAACTATAAGAACTTTGATTGTCAAAGGGATAGATGAAGTTGAAAGAATTAAACATTTAAACAGAGATGAACATATTTTCAAAGTGGACAAGATAGCACGAGATGTTTATGAAATAAAATTAATTTATAGAGTAGGGGACAACATGAGGAGGAGGTGATTAAGTGAAAAGATATTATTCTCTATACCAGGACATAGAAAATAAAACAGCAGATATTTATATCTATGGGGATATTACTTCTTGGCCCTGGATTGAAAGTGATGTATCAAGCTACACTCTATCAAAAGAATTGCAAGAATTAGACGAAAGTATAGAAAACATAAACATATATATAAATTCTTATGGTGGAGAAGTATCAGAAGGATTAGCAATTTATAATGCACTAAAAAGGCATAAGGCAAAGGTAACAACTATAGTAGATGGATTTGCTTGTAGTATAGCAAGTGTAATATTTGCAGCAGGAGATGAAAGAATTATGAGTGATACATCATTACTTATGATACACAATGCATGGACTTGGGCAAGTGGAAACGCTGAAGAATTGAGAAAACAAGCTGATGATTTAGAAAAAATCACTCAAGCAAGTATAAATGCTTATATGGATATAGTGAATATTTCACAAGATGAACTAAAAGAAATGATGGATAATGAAACATGGCTAAATGGGAAAGAGGCTTTAGAAATGGGTTTTGCTACTGAATTAGCAGAAGTAGAAGAAAAACAAGTAGCAACTCAAAGCGTCAGAAAACAGTTATTGCAAAAAATGACTAAAGAGCCAGAAAAAGTGCCAGTAGTAAATGAAAGAATTGATGAAAATATGATGAAGGAAATTGTTCAAAATGAAATAAAAAAATTAGAAGAAAAAGTGGCTAAAGGCGAGATTGTTTTACAAAATAATCCAAAGCCAAAAGAACCAGAAAATAAGCCTTTGGAAATGATGAAGGCTTTTTTTAATGTTAAAAATGAGGAGGAAGATGAATAATGAAAACAAAATTTGATTTACAATTATTTGGGGGAGTAGAAAACCCAGATATAATAGCTAAAACTAAGGAAGAATTTAGAGATGACATCAAGCAAGCATTAGAAGAAGGAGATACAGAAAAATTTAGTCAAGTATTTACTGATTACATGGCAAATATAGAACAAGCAGTAATGAGAGAGGCACAAGGAGTTATAGCAATAGACGATAGCAACATACTTCAAACTAGAGGAGTTAGACAATTAACTTCTAAGGAGAAGGAATTCTATCAAAAAACTATTGAAGCTATGCAAGCAGCACCAAATTCAGTCAACAATTTAGATGTGGTAATGCCCGAGACCGTAATCAACGAAGTGTTTGAGGACTTAAAAGCGGACCATGAACTATTATCGGTAATTGACTTTAAGAATGTAACAGGACTAACTAGAATTCTAGTAAATACCAATACTAAACAATTAGCACAATGGGGTCCATTAAACTCCGAAATTGTAAAAGAGCTAGAAAGCGGATTTAAGGATATTCAGTTAGGGCAAAATAAACTATCTGCATTCATGTTGGTATCTCAAGACATGCTTGATTTAGGACCAACATGGCTAGACAGATACGTTAGAGAAGTTATGTACGATGCATTAGCATTTGGGCTTGAATATGGAATGATACAAGGCACAGGAAAGAATATGCCTATAGGCATGGTAAGAGATTTAAACGGGGCAGTAGTAGAAGGAGAATATCCAGAGAAAGAAGCTATAAAAGTTACTGCATTGGACCCGGTTAACTACGGGCAATTATTGTCTAACCTATCTAAAACAGAAAAGGGCAATCCTAGAGTAGTTAACAATGTGATTATGATAGTGAATCCAACTGATTATTTAACAAAAATAATGCCGGCAACTACTATAAGAGCAACAGATGGAAAATATGTAAACAACGTACTACCATATCCGACTAGAATAGTACAATCCACAGAAATTGAAGAAGGAAAAGCAGTAATAGGAATGGCAGATAAATATTTTATGGGAATGGGGCTAGTTAAAGATGGTAAGATAGAATACTCTGATGAATATAAATTCCTAGAAGATTATAGGACTTACAAAATTAGATTCCTTGGACATGGACAAGCAAAAGACAACAATGCGTTTATAGTAGCAGATATATCCGAATTAAAACCTGCAATTCACAAAGTTGAGGTAGTACAAGAAACTCCAGATGTGCCGGAGGCTTAGGAGTGATTTAGTTGAAAGTAAAGGTATTAAAAACGTTTAGAAATAAGTACAGTAAGAAAATTCATAAGAAAGGCGATATATTAGACATATCAGAGAAACGGTTTAAAGAAATAAACTCAACAAAGTATGGAGGTCTAGTTGAAAAACTAAAAGAGCCTAAAAAGTAGGTGATTAGATGTTACAAGAAGTAAAGGAATATCTTAAAATAACATGGGATGATGAAGATAGTTATATCCAAGGAATAATCAATAGAGGAAAAGACTATTTAAACAATCTAACAGGAACAGAATTAGATTTTGAAGTAGAGGGGCAACCTAAAGCCCTTCTACTTGATTACTGTAGATATGCTTATAACAATGCCCTAGAGTATTTCGAAGAAAATTTTCATAGAGAATTAAGAAGGCTAATAATCCAGGAAGCGGTGAGTAAACATGCTAACCAAGAAGGATAGAATTAGAATAGTTAACAGGGTATATA